GTATACGGTGCGGATTCACCCGACACGCCCACAGTAGTTAATAGAAAATTATCCCAGTCTATGTAGCCATAGTCAGTTGTCATACTGCTACTAGAAGGTTTTAATTCATACCAACGTGTACCTGCTACCGTTTCTACGTACGTATTACCGTACATAGGATCAGTAGCTCCACTTTCTGCTGTAGATAGAAAGGGCCATTGAGGTTCTTCATTTACAATATCTAAATAAGATCTATTAACTGAATCTTTAACATGTTGCTGCACACCTATCGCAGTTGCAAAGGTTGCAGAAGTTAAAGCTACTTCATTTAACTCTCTTAAAAGCTCATTAGTCAGTGTTAAGTAAGTAGTAGCCATTATTGTTTCTTTCCAACTTTAAAGTTTGCAGTTTTAGTAGAACCTTTATGAGACTTGTAGCCTTCTTTAGAATCCTTCATAAGCTTAAAAGATTTCCCAGTCTTCATCCAGTGGTGTCCTTTCGGAGCCTCTACTCTCATCGTTTATTTTTACAAGCACATGCTTTTTCCATGTCCTGTACACTTTTAAAACTTAGTACATGCATAATATATTAGTCCTGTTCACTGCTAAATGTTTTAGACTTTAAACGGGCCATCTCAAACTCGTTAGCACCCTTATTTTTAAAGATGATATCATAGTTTGTGTCATATTTAGCTTTATCGAACCCCTTCCTAAAGCGGCTGCCTTTAGAGACAATTGCTTTTCGGAATACTACGGGCTTCTCTTCGCTTCCTATCTGTGGCATTTATTAACTAGCCTGAGTAGTTGTAATACCGTCTTGTACTTTGCACATACCATCAAGATACCAGTTAGTTCCGTCAGACCATACATGAGCATAGTCACCGTGAACAGCTTTGCTTGCTACTAATGAGATAGTATCAGCATCTGTAACGGTAGCAACGTGTCCTGCGGCATCTTCGGGAGAAGCAACATTACCTACAATGACATTCGCACTTGAAGCCGTTACAACAGTGTGAGTACCTGTGGGTTCTGTAGCGCCAACATAAAACCAATACTCAAGCCCTGCGGCAGGAGATGGTAAAGTTTGGATTCTAGCAGTTGCTGTATTCATAACGAAACGAGTACCAGACTCAGCAGCAGTAATAGTATTTGCCGCTGTGATTGCCTCTGTATCAGAGGGCTTCTGAACTTTTTCAGCGAGTTCACGGACATCGCTCGTCTTTGCCGAATTACGTCCAGTGTCTCTAATATTTACGATTGCCATATTCTTTTCCTCTTATTAATTATTTAAATGGAAAGGTTCAAGGGAGCCGTTTATAGACTCCCTGTTCCCTTAAATTTTAGTCAATTCCGTAGAACGCTGACACAAGAGCATCGTCGCGCAGTACTTTGGCCCCATATACATGGAGTCCTCGTACAATGTCGCCGAAGCTGTCGGGATCACGGATAACTTCAGTGCTAGTAATCGTTTGAGCAGTAGCAGTAGAAGACATATGTCCCCCAATACACTTACCAGCAGCATTACTAGTTGACGCTATGTTATTGGTCTTGTACATATCAAAACCACGAAGCTTGCCAGAGCTTACCAATCCATTACGGATGGAGCCTTGACCAGCGTTGTAGTCTACTGATAAGAGTTTAGAAGAACTTTGTACAAGAACTTCATAGAACTCTGGATTTGCTACGAACCAACGACCTTCGTCAGGAACATTGGCTTCATCAAGAAGACGAGCCATGTGCGAGAGAACATCAATCGGGTCATGCTCAGAAGAGCCAAATCCAATATCAAGATTACCAGTACCGTCAAAAGTACCAGCAGCAAGGTCTGTTGCGCTGTCAGAACCAAGAATATGGTTAGGACTAGAAGCAGAGACACCTGCAATCATTGTAGCAATGACACCCGCATCAAAAGCATCACGCAAAGCGTAAGCTGCTGAGGAGGTTGCTACGTCACGAAAGTTAACGTGTGACATATTCGTTTCAATATCATCAACAATGAACTTGAATGCGTTGGCAACATCAACGACTAAGCTGATCTCTGAATCAGTAAGCTTAGATTGTGTTACATTCTGCCCACGCTCATACTGATAAACAGTAATGGTAGGTTCTTTGATGATCCTGACCGTATCTCCAAAACCAGATATCTCACCTGCATAATCCGTATTGGTAATAGCTTCAACTACAGAAGCCTTACGGAAGAAGTTGAGTACCTGCTTGGAATATACCTTGGGCAGGAAAAACGAGTTAGTCTGTCCAGATACCGAGTTGCCAAAGTTGGCATCCGTATCTGTCGAGGGTTCAAAAAATTGATCACTTTGGTTATAAGCCATATTAAATTACTCCTAATAATAAGTAGAAAAGATTATCCTTTACGAACTCTCCCTTCAGAAATAGCTTCACGAATATCCTCTTCGTGCTTATCAAACTGATCTAGGGACATCTTCGCAATTTCATTTTCTGTCCAGATACGAGGCTGTCGAGCATCTACAGAGGTTGTCTTGGTTGAGACAATATCTGCTGCGGATACTTTCTGTTGCTTCCTCCGTTGACCTGAACGGTTCTTTTGAGTTCTTTGCTGTCCTTGTCCAGTTTCTAACTTATAAAGATCTAAGGCTTTAACGGCTAAAGTTACATCATCAGGATTATCATATATCCAACCTTGTATTTGATTCGGCTGCTCTTTGGCCCACTCATGAAATCTATCGTTTCCTCGAATCTCATCGAAGTCTGGATGCCTTTCATGTAAAGAAGATTCAGCTTCCCTCCTTGCAATTTCAGATTCTCTTTGTTCAATGAACGAGAGCTTTCCTTTTAAGGATTCTATTTCTTGCTGGCTTCTTAAGTGTGCTACAGTTTCTACCGTATCGTACAAGTCAGGATAATTCTGCCTAAACATTTCAAGTTCTTCTTGAGATTTCGGAGCTTGATAGTCTGGTTCAGATTCTCTTGCGTCCTCAATAAGTTCTTGTTCTCTCCTTTTAAACTCAGAAAGTTTAGAATCATAATGCTTCTTTAAATCGTCGTACCTCTTTTTATAGTTAGTGTTTTGGTCATTATCATTAGGGGCCGCATTCTTTTTACGTTTGCGGGTGGCCTTCTTTTGCTGGAGGTCTGGATCATCCTCTTCATAATATAGACCGTCTGCGTCTGCACGTTTAGGGCCATCAGGCTTATGCCAAGCCTTCTTTCTATTATAAGGGTTTGATACTTCTTCTTCCTCTTCCTCCATGTATTGTTCGGACATAAATACTCTCCTTTTCTACGGGGCTTGTGTTATCTTGCAAGGTAGCCAATTTAAAACGTCTTTAAAATTTGGGGCTTGGTTATACAAGGTAGCCGTATGTTTTTATCTACGAGATCCTGCAACGCTTGGCATTCGATTAGCACCTAGCATAGACTTATGAATTTCTTCATTCTCGTCTTCTGCTACAGGTGCTCCACCAACAGTCCCATAAGGACTTTCGGGGTTATCGAGTAAACCTCCTCCTGCATATTTCGCCTTACCACCATGAGCATCAGCTTCACGTTCAGCATCATCCATCATTGTTTGAAGATTATCTGCACCAATCTCATCAGTGGCTTGTTCAGTGACTACAAACTCTCCATCCGACAGTCTTGCCGGTATCGAGTCTGATACACCAGTTCCGGGGCCTTCAACTTCTCCTTCCCCAGAAAACTCAGAAGCAGACGTTATTACCCTATCGAAAATATCGTTAAGTTTTGGGTCTGCATCTAAAGCATTCATTAAATAGTCTTGTTCTGATTCATCTAAGGTTTCTCCTAAGATAAAATCTAAATGGCTATCTTCCATTTCTTCATCAGGTACTTGCTCTGCCGTTGCTTGTTCGTCAGGCGTATAAGTATCTAATGGCATTTCTTCTTCTTCTAAATCCATTTCAGGTGGTACTAGCATTGATGGGCCTCCTTCTGCTCTCGGTTCTCTTCCTTTTTCATGTAAAATCATTAAAGGTTTTTTTGATACTGGCCCCCACGGAGCGGTATCAGAGAAACCGTACTTTTCCATCCACTTAGACCTAATACTTAGTTCGCCTTCTGAAAGACCTTTAGTTCCATCTTTCCCTTGTGACGAAAGTATTCTCTTTGCACTAGCTGCCGAAACTCCCATATCTAAAAGTTCATTAGCCCATTCATCGTTTTTTCTTTTATGCCCTAAAAGTTCTGCCGCTGAATCTAATAAACCATCGGGATCATATTCGTTTAACTGCTTTTTTGTAAATGTAACACCAGCCCCTTCAGCCT